TTCTGTGTCTGGAAATAATACTTTCCATCGCATACGAAGGTACCCAGCACTATCATGAAAAGGCCTTCTATCGTGATATACTTGTCAAGCGCCTTACCTATCGTCTTGATCTTTCGCCTGCCGTTTTTATCGGTCTCAGTATGAGATGTGAAGAAAACGATCACATCATCGGGCAGCTTCTGGATCTCGTTCAATACCTTGTTGTAAGGGGACTGGATCTCGTTGAACTTCTCCCAGCCCTTCTCAGAGATCCTGTCCATCATCGGGATCCCGAGGATGTACTGGAGATCATCAACCACGATGTTCTTTTTGTCCGTATCGTGCATGGCCTTTATTACTTCATCGCCCGTGGGCGCCGTTGTGATGTCATACTTCCCTCTGAAGGGGAGTATGGGCTTTGTCACAGATATTATCTTCACCTCATCGGGATCAAAACCCTTAATACTGAAGGTTTTCCCGGTCCCGGATTCTCCCAGGATAAGTACACCGATTGCCATCAGCCCACCAACCTTTCTATCTCATCGAGCCATGCCCGCGCCTGTTTTACCGCCTCCATGATCTCATTGTCCAGCTGGATCCAACTGTCATCCCCGAGGATCTTCGCAAGCTTCTTTGCGTCTTTTTCGTCCATCGTTCCTCTTGTCATGGCATTTGAGATGTACTTGTTCCCGCGCTTGAGTTTCAATGACAGCTCAGTCATTGTCATGCCCTTGTCGGTAATCAGGTCCCGCAGGGCATCTACCGAAATTTTTACCATCTTTACCTCCTTACTTGATGTTAATGTGTTCACCGCGCTCACCGTACCGGACGAAGGCCAGCCCCACACCCTTATCCAGTGCCTCGCGAATCTTGTCTCCGTCAAAGTCCAGCTGCGTGGCCACGAACTGCGAAGGCACGTCTTCCGGAGTCACGCCCTCTGAATACAGAAGGGGCGCCTTCCCGCCGTTCTTTGCGATCTTTGCCTTGAGCTTGTCGCCGCCCGCCTCGCTCACTCCGGTGGCCTTCATCGCTTCGAGCATCCTCGCTTTAAGTGACTTGATTTTGTTCTCTATACTCCGGGCCTTTGTCGAGAGCCGCGAGGCTTCTTCCTTTGCCGCCTGGGCTTCAGGCTCCATGTTCTTGATGATGAAGCAGTAAGCCTGTATCTTGTCATTGAAATCGCCCTCGACTGATTCCATCGTGTCCAGGAGGGTGTCTTCATCCACCTCCGGATCCCCGATCATTTCCTGCAACTGGAGCGCCTGCCCCGTGATCTCGTAAAGATTCATTTGTATTCCTCCTTTAATCTAAAATTATGTTTTTGTATGTCTTCCTGAAACTGTTTGAAACCGGAAGGATAGAGGAAACACCCCTGTCCACCATATCTGCGGATCTGCTTGATGTTGTGGATCTGAAGCTCCGACGGTTTCCCGGATTGTGCCTTGAGCTCGATCGCCACGAACTTTCCCGATATGTCACATATCAGATCAGGTATTCCGGCCTTCTGGTACCCGCCGCCCCATACCTTGAAGCATGAACCGGTAGGGTTTACGACCTTATCTTCCGGTGTTCCGAGTGGATAAACGCCGATGCCCTGAAGGAAACGCATCACCTTGCCCTTAAACTGCGTTTCTGTCATGCCACACCACCCCCGGAATGATCATGCCAATCCCAATAATCATGATTCCTATGCACTGTGGGATAGTGCAGACATCTGTATCAACCCCGCCCGCCGCCCCTATGATGAGGATCATCCCCATCACCAGCAGTAAATTCTTAAAAATCTTCATCTTCAAACAACCTTTCTGTATAATCATGCCTCTTGATAAGGGCCTTTCTGATCTTCTGCTCTATACTGTCCCTGCACATCAGGTACCAATAGAAACAGGTGCGCTCCTGCCCGATCCTGTGGATCCTCTTCTTGCTCTGCTCAAACAGCTCCGACTGGAGCGGCAGGGAAAAATAAATGACCTTGTTCGACTTCTGAAGGTTTATCCCCATCGCGCCCGCCTGGTATTGGATCAGCGTGACCGAATCGCTGCACTCCTCGTAAGCACTAAGGTCCTTGATGTCCCCCGCTATGATGGATACCGGCTTTGCCAGCCGGATGCATATCTCCCTCAGCCTCTCCCGCTCCTCTGTGAAGTTGTAGAAGACCAGGAACCTGTCATCCGAGCTTTCAAGAAGGTCCTGAAACGCCTGCATCTTTTCCTCCGAATAGAGTCCGCAGAGCTGCCGTTCATAAAGCATCTGCGTGAGGGTGGTGTCGCCTACGAGCTCGCGTCCCTTGATCTTCACAACCCTGTTTTTCTGGAATGTCCTGTAAGCCCTGTTCGGAGGCACTTCCTTCGTGATCTCGTACTGCTCCGGGAGCTCAAGCACATCCTCTGCTTTCATGAATACTGCACCGTAGTGCCTCAACAGCCGCTTCAGCCGACAAACGTTCCGGTATCCGACCACAATCGGGATCCTGAAGCCTGACCGGTTGACCTCCCTCATCTGCGTGACCACGAACTCTTGATAAAAGAGCCTTTTTGAAATGTTCCAGCCCAGCAGTCGAAGCTGGCTCCAAAGTTTCTCGTACTTGCCGGCTGTCGGGGTCCCCGAGAGGAGGATCACGTTGTCGGGGTTCATCTTCAGAACGAACTTCGTGCGCTTTGCCTTTTCGTTTGATATCATCGATGACTCATCAAGCATGAGCGTGAAGTTTTTCAAATCAAGGAGATCCGGGCGCCTGAACAGAAGCTCATAATTTATGACTGCTACACCCTTGGGATTTTCTATAAACTCCTTGAATTGTTTCTTGTTCGTGAGGTCGTATGCGCCGGAATAATACGTTTCATAATGCTCCACCCAGTCCCGAACTTTCGACTTCTGGCAGACCACCAGGGTGATCTTCGCCTTTAGCCTGTCAGCGGCCTCGGAACCCACAAAGGTCTTTCCCAGCCCGGGATCGAGGTAAAACGCCATGCGCTTCAGGAGCATCGTCCTTTGCAGGGCCTCCTTCTGATGCTTATATAGATTCATTTTTCCCTCACTTGCTGAAATACACATTGCCGAAGTGGAAACAGGGAGTACCAAAACCATGGTAATGCCCGGTCCTGAAGTATTTAATACTGTAGTCAACTCTCGGGCCCCTCAGCTCCGTCAGTACCGCATCAATGGTCTCCTGATATACGGGCTGTTCCCAGATCGTCCCGGTGCTTACTACTGTGAACTGGCCGGGATTCAATATGCAGTCGGTGACTGATACACCTTGTTTTTCTGAGAGATTCAGGATTGCGTCCGTGATGAGCCGCATCCCCTCATATCCGAGGGTATAGCCCTCGGCCTGTACCGTCCGGTACAAAAGATCGAGCTCATCAAAATCGGGCTGTACCTCCCAGTAATCCTCTTCCTGTGGTTCGGCAGGTGCCTCAGGTACCGGATCAGCAACAACGGAAACCTCGGGCTCCTGCTTTGTGATCGTGACCTCGGTCTCCTGCCATTTGACAACCGGGAATTTTGCCGCCCCTGCCGTCAGCGAGGGCTCGACATCCGGGACCGGCAACGGTTTCGCGTTCAGACAGAGAACTGTCAAGAACGCTGCCACGATTACTGCTCTAATTATCTTTTTCACATTCCCTCCTTCTCCGGTGGGAGCAGCAGCCTTACAGCAAACTTGCCGTCGTACTCCCCTTTCCAGATCCTTTTCTTCGGATCCCAGACCAAGCCGGGATACAACCTTGAAATCCATGTCCCATCACGCCGTTTTCTGCATTTTTTGATGAAATATGGCGCGAAATATTCCGTTTTCACTCTCTCTCCAAGAGTTGACTGGATAAAACCGAGAGATTTTGTGGCATCTTTCTCATTGATAAGGATCCGGTAAGCCTCCGCAAGCTGTTCTCCGGAAGTCCTGATCACCTTGTCAACGCCATCGAAAAAATCCTCGATGTCTTTTCCATCACATTTGAGGTACTTCCCTTCGCTCAGAAGTATCTGATACACAGCCTTTTTGAAGCGATCCCTGATAAGAACTTCATCAGCTCCCGAGGCCAGGTCCTTCGTAAGTGCTTCATACGCTGTCACAATCAAACACCTCCCTCGCTTCGCTCTCTGTGAGATTCAATGTCTTGATCAGGCGCCGGAACTCCCTCATCTGCATCCCTCCGGGATCTTCAAGCTTCCGGTACATGGACTGGGTCGTGATCCTCATTCTTGTCGCAAGCTGCTTGACCGACATACGCCTGATCGCGAGCGCTGCTTTCAATACCGGATTCATGAGTGCCCTCCTTTCTACTGGAGCCCTCTGCAAACATCCCTGATCATTGCCGTACCGGAGTCCATGTGGACATTGACCTTCTTTACGGCGCCGCAGATGAACCTGATCTCGACGATCTCCTCTCCCGTGTCATAAAGCCTGTACTTCATGTCCTTGACATCAGCCCCGTTCCTCGTGAGCTGCACGACCGGCAGCAGGGCCTTGATGATCTCCTGCTTGTTTTCTTCTTCGAACATCTCAATTCCATTCATTGTTGACCTTCTCCAGCTCCATGAGCCTGTACTTTGCATCCGCTATGACCTTGTAGGGCATATTCTTCGCCTCTTCTGTTTCCAGGAACCCCTCAAAGTCCTTTATGCTAAGCAATGTGGAGAGCGCCCCGTAGATAAGGTCGTAATCCGTAGCTTCCGGTGATTCGGGCAGGGGCTTGAGCTCTGGCTGCCTGCGTCTTCTGCTGGGGGCGGGGGGTTCATGCGTTTCCTGATAAACCTCCTTGATCGTCTTCTCACCGGATCCAAGGTCTGATTTCTGCTTCTCCGTGCCGTGCGCCATGATGTAATCACCCTGCCTGACCTGCCAGTCAGATAGCCCTGTTGCCTCTGCAATTTTTCGTCTTGTACGGGTCTCTTCTTTTGATTTTTCAGAATTGCTGGAAACCGCATTATTGCTGGCTGGAATCGGTGTGGGAGAATTCTCCCACACCGATTTTACTTTTGAACTTTTCTTATCTCCTCCCGCTTTTCTTTGTCTTAATTTCGCTTCTTCCTCGATGATCTTCTTCAGTTTCAGTCCGGCTGAATACTTCTGCCCGTCTGTCATGTTCCTGCGGTTCCGCTGGTGTTTGACTATCCATTCCGCAGCTTCCGACTTATCCTCAAACTCGATCTCGGTTGCCGGAACCATTCCGACTCCCCGCATCTTTGCGATTTTCAAGCGGTTATGTCCGTCAATAAGGATCTTCTTTCCATCGTGCATCCAGTAGACCAGCGGATCACGGAAGCCGTCTCTTCTGATTTCTTCATCAAGGGCCCTCAGAGTTTCATCATCGAGGTCGCCCCAGATGCTGTGAAAATCTTCATCGATTACAAAAGATTTTGTTTGATGCTTAAGGATCATGACGTCACCTCTAAATTGTTCTCGTTTTCAGCAACATTTGAAGCAAAAAAAATCACTCCTCGCTCCCCTGTTGGAATTTTGAGAACATCCGCAAGCATTCCAGCCTCAGTGGTCGTAAAATCTTGTCTATTGTGGCACTTCGCGGAAAAACTCACGTCCGTAATGCCCAACTTGTCAGCCAGGAACTTTCGCTTATATCCCGAGCCTTTAATCAAGGCATCAAGCCTCTTTTCATCCACCATCAATATACCTCCTCATGGATTTTGTTCTCGTTTTTGGCAACACAAACAATATAGTAAATGTTCTTGAATATGTCAACAGAAAAATATAAAATAATTTTAAGTTTTTTATCGGCGGCCACCGATTACGAAAGGGAGGTGTGTGATGACAATAGGTGAAAGAATAAGAGAAGAACGAGAGCGTCAGGGACTTTCTCAAGATGAATTAGCTAAAAAGATGGGATATTCCAATAGATCGAGTGTATCGACCATGGAAAGTGCTTCAGATTTAACTCTAAAAAAGGTCAAAAAAGTGGCTTCTGCTTTAGGTATTTCACCTGAGCATCTTATGGGCTGGGACGTTCCTGCTCCAAGTGCTCTGCCGTCGTTTCTGGCTAAGTACAATCAGCTCAATCGTTCAGGGCGTGACTATATCGATACGCAGCTCGATTATGCCCTGTCCCGCCCGGAATTCGTTTCAGAAAAAAATAACGACATTCAAGATGAAGAAACGGCATAATTTATCTTGAATGCCCTGAAACTCGCGCCAGCATTGAGTTATTCAACATTCAAGATGATTTCCATCTCTGCAACTTTTTTGGGGTATGTGGTGTCACGACACCTACACCCTCATAAAAAATATAATATATAAATCATCTTGAATGTTGAATGCCCTAAGTGCACAAATTTTCCCGAGTGGGAGAATTCTCCCACTCGGGAAGAATGCAGTAATAATGCGGTTTTAAGCGATTTCAAAATGTCATAAAAGGAGGCGATAAAAATGGCAACAGCGAAGAAACTTCCGTCCGGAAATTATAGGGTCCGAGCTTACGTCGGGAACGGCATTTACAAGTCATTTACTGCGGCTACAAAGGCAAAGGCCGAGAGAGCTGCGTCCGAATACATAGACAACCATGTTGGAGCCAAAGGCACCATGACGCTGGAGAGGGCCATACAGATCTACATAACCAGCCGCGAGGCTGCACTCTCTCCCTCTACGATCAGAGGGTATGTCACGATCCAGCGCGAGCTCCTGAAGAATCACAGGGAGCTTTGCAATACAAGCATCGATCTGATCACTTCCCTAGACATTCAAAAAGTGATCACTGATCTGATCGAGCGAAAGCGCACCCCGAAGACCGTAAGGAACTACCATGGACTGATATCTTCGGCAATGTCCCTTCAGGGCGTCAGAATGCCCGATATCCGGCTTCCCGAAAAAATACAGTCAGATATCTATATTCCATCAGAAAGCCTCGTAAAACGCCTTGTGGGCCTCGTAAAAGGGACGGAATTGGAACTGCCCGTACTTCTTGCCATAAGTATCCCGGCAAGGAGGGGAGAGATCTGTGGCCTTCGCGCTGAGGACCTTGATGGAAATGTGATCCACATTCACAGGTCCATAGCAGAGGACAAAAATTATGAGTGGGTTGAAAAATCCCCGAAGACATATGAATCGGACAGATTTGTGGCGCTTCCGGATGACATAGCTGAGATGTTCAGGAAAAAAGGCTGCGCCACCACGCTCACGCCCGATGAGGTCTCTGCGAAGTTTCGGTGGCTCCTGAAGAAGAACGGCCTCCCTCACTTCCGCTTCCATGATCTGAGGCACTTCGGATGCAGCTATATGCATTCGATCGGGATCCCCGATGCCTATATCCAGAAGAGAGGAGGCTGGAGCACGGACAGCGTGATGAAGAAAATTTACCGGCACACGCTCGCTGATGCGGAGAGGGAGTCGAATGAGAAGATTC